CATCTTAACAAGCGGCATAAAGTCTACACCTTTGTCAAGTGATTCAAAGATACGGTCAACCAAAGCTTGTGGCATAGGTATACTAGACACTACACCCTCGTGTTTCAAGAAGAACTCACCGGTGCCTTCATTAACATGAATCCATTCGCACTCAGTTTCTACAGTAGTTTTGTAGTCTTGGACTGTAAGCTTAGCAAACTCTTCCATGAGTTCATTATACTCGTCCATAGTTGTAACAGACTGTTGTCTGTCAGATAACTCCTTCATCTTTTTATAAGTGTCTTCGGAGTAGTTGACACTAAACGGCGTGTCACCGTACGAACCAGATATTTGGTTCTCAATAACGTTTATTG